AATGACATTGAAACAGATGTGGAGATTTCCAAATACAATCTGTCCGTCATCAAAAACGGAATGTTTGCCTCAAAGATGATCGTATTCAATAACGGCGAACCAACCAAAGAAATAAAGGCACAGATTGAAAGGGATTTTAAAAACAAGTTCGCAGGTAGTGAGAACTCCGGCAACTTCATGTTAGTGTTCAATCAAGACCCTGCCAAAGCTCCGATAGTTCAAGACCTATCTACAACAGATTTAGATAAACTTTTCGACCAGTTAAATAAAACCACACAGGCAGAGATATTTTCCGGCCATTTGGTAACATCCCCGATGCTATTCGGTATCATGGAGCCTGGCAAATTAGGCGGCAGAAATGAGCTTCAGGATGCTTACGAGATATTCAAAAATACTTACGTCAACGATAAGCAGATAGCATTAAATGAAGTGGCTGAATTAATCATGCCGCTTGTAGGTATTCAACCGAGTAAAGTAGTGCCAACAGATCCGATTAACCTCTCACTGAATCCGGTTGACTTTAAAGATATGCTGCCTAAAGAATGGGTTTTGGAACAGTTAGAAATAGACCCGGTGAAATATCAGCCTAATCTTGAAACAGTGCAGCCACAGGTAAATGAGAACCTGAAAAACCTAACCGGCAGGCAGTTTCAGCAGTTAGAAAGGGTATTAAGAAAATACAGGAACGGTAAGTTATCAAAATCTGAGGCGGTTCTGTTACTGAAAAACAGTTACGGAATGGGTGATGATGATATAGAAACCTTCCTGACTGATGAGCAAAGTTTTTCATCCGATTACACAG